CGTTGGTCTTCAATGTTTTATTGATAGCATGTGTAACAAATGTGGAGAACAGGTTCACTTTACTTGAAGTAGACATGCTGAGTTTAACGTATTCCCCATTGTCGAAAGCTTCAGCTTCATCTTTGCCGGTAAGAAATTGTTTCGGATTGAAATTATTCAAATGTAGTAGTTTTTCAATGTGTGGATTCTCAATGTAATTACCACCGTATAGCAATTTAAATAAATGACCGAGATCTATTTTCTTGTCGTTATCAATAGCAACCGGTGAACCACCAAGAACCTTGAATCGTTGTTCTAGAGCATTGAAACCGAAGACGCTATCTCTCATATTCCAGTGAATCCAAGTTTTATCGGAGTTTTTATCGACAAATGCAAAGAAATCATTTAGCAATTCTTTTTCGATAATTCTGTAATTCTCATCTGTAATAGGGGTGTTCAACATTTCAGAGTATTGATGAATTGAAAAGTTATTCGTTTGAGCGTTATTAAATTGACGAACGGATATCGATGCAATTCTTGGACTTTTACCTTCTAGATTGTAGAAGCTTTCGCACGAATAATGAATAATGAGATATTTTTCTGGTTTATTTTCGATTTCTTTCAATATGTTAGAAGCGTATTTGTAATCTGTGTATCGGGACATCTTTAACCTCAGATAATATTTGTTATTAATCATTATACCACATTAGAAAGGAGCAAATATGAAACCAAACCGATATCCGTATAGCGGAAAAAAAGGCCATACCTTAATAAAGGCAGACCATGAATTAGTTAAAAAAATTTCAAGAAACACTAGTTATCTTGAGAATTTACTAGCTGAACGAGTAAAGAGACCGTAGTTTCTGTACTAAGTTTATGGGCAACAAGAACACTATGGAGAATAGCCTTTCTAATCTCCATGTCGATTGGATACTTTTTAAATACTTCATCTAACATATCTTCGATAACTGGAATAGCATCGTTGATAATGTCTTGAGAAACTTCAAAAGCGTCTTCTTTAGTTAATTTAGGCATATAGTTTTCCTCCTTTCTATTGATTTTTTGACTAAAACAGTGAGAGGTCCTAGTCAAAAGTTATTATATCAAATCAAGGAGGAATCACATCGGTCTCAAGACTGATATAGGAGGTTGAATGGAAGATAAAATCATTGAATTAGCTGATTACTTTATCATCGAAAACGCAACATACAGAGAAGCTAAAATAGCGTGTGAGAAGCTATTGAAACAAGTTAGCCATGAGATAGAACTCAGGGCTATGGAAAGTAAAACTCCTAAACAAAAAAAGCACCTAACAGAAGTCAGGCGCTTACCAAATTTTTCAATTTAATTATATCACGAAAGGAGCGAATATGGAAGCAATTGAAGTTGTGAGAATTAAGGATGTGATCATTGAGAAGGTTTCGGCCAACGATGAAGAATTAGAACACATTTTTGGATGCTCGAAGCGACAAGCTGGAGACATGAGACGAGAGATGAAGAAGTTGCCTAGTCAACAGAAACACCTCAGAAATGACGGCCAACTTGTCACAATTAAAGGGTTTGACGCATACCTGCAATACAGAGGCAGTCAAGACTGGAAAAGAGAAATGGAAAGAAGCAAGAAAATGAGGTCAGTTGGATGAAATTACTAGACAAAATCACAAAATGGTTTTTCGACACGACCAAAATCGAAGTCAATACTGACTGGCGATTGGTCGCATTAGACTTGAACCGTGAATTGATTGAAAAACAAGAAGAAAACCAAATCTTATACCAGCGCATAGCTGATCTAGAAAAGTTATTAGGAGTTTAACATGAAATACTTTATACCAAAAATTGAAATCGAATGTGAAAGTTTTGAAGAAACTAAACATTGGGATAAATATCCAAGACATAAATACGTTTTTAAAAACGGGTATGGTGCAAGTATTATTCATAATCCTTATTCTTACGGGTTAGAGTTAGCCGTATTAAAATATGACAACGAAAATGAAGGTTGGGACCTTTGCTACGATACAGAAATTACAGGTGATGTCGTAGGTTATATCAACGGAGCATAAGAATTAGAAGTGCTATTGAAGAAAATTTCAGAATTAAAGAAAGAGGTATAGAATATGACAGAACCTAACATTTTAAGCCAACTATTCGGTGTATCAATAATTTTTATCGGTATTTTTGCAATCATGCTTTTTACTTGTCGATATGAAGACAAGCAAGAAACAAAAACAACAATCATCATTGAAGAAGCAGAGGATTTCAGAGAAGTCGCTCGAAGAAATCTAAAAAAATGTGACAGAAAGTCAACTTACGACACACAGCCACCTATCGGTCTATCATCAACTATTGACGACTTACCATCAAACTTGAAGATGTGTGTTGAAGATTATGACAGGCTCGCTCAGGACTACCAGGAAGAAGCAAACAACAATGATTCTTTAAAAAGACAAAATGCAAGTCTTTTGGAAGAAAACGGACGCTTACTCTACAAAGAAATGACAATGGATTTTCGTAAAAATCAAAGGAAGTGGGGAGCACGAGCATGACAGTCAGTCGCAACATGAACGAGATGGAAATTCGTGTGCTAAATATGATCATCAACTCTGCAACGTTTGATCTACCAATTCAAGCAAGTGAAATTCGTATTGAAACTGGACTCACAAAGCGAAAACTCGAAGAAGTCATTGAGAGTCTTAGAGTTAACTTCGGTCAACCAATAGTTGCTAAAAAAACTAAACCTAATGGTTACTACTTACCAAAAAGTGAGGAAGAAAGACAAGCAGGTCTTGCTCCTTACCGTAGACAGATTTTAACCGAACAGAAGAACCTTACAGCAGTCATGAACATTGATTTAGAAAAATATTGGGAGAATAGTGCATGAACGAAGAATTAAGAGTATTACCTCATGACTTAGTTGCTGAGCAATCTGTTCTTGGTGCTGTCTTTATCTCTCCTGATTCTATCATCACACTTGCAGATGTATTAACTCCAGATGATTTTTACAAACCTGCTAACAAAATTGTATTCAAAACAATGCTCTCGTTACTTGAAAAAGGAGAGCCAATAGATGCTACAACAATGGTGTCTGCTCTCACAAATCAAGGCGATATTTCAAATATTGGTGGCATTAACTACGTTGTTGAATTAGTCAATTCAACTCCAACATCCAAAAATGTAGAGCATTATGCAAAGCTTGTTAAAGAAAAAGCAAGTCTAAGAAAAGTAATTGCTGAACTATCTGAATCACTTTCTAGTGCATATCAGGGAGATATTTCAATCAATGAAATCATCGAAAAAACTGAAAAATCAATTCTTGATATCAGTAATCAAAATGTTGGAAATGGTTTTCGCAATGTGGCAGATATCATTGATACTCATATGCAGATTGTAGAAAAACGCTCTGAAACAGATGGAGTTGTAACAGGATTATCTACTGGATTTGTCGGTTTAGACAAAATCACAACAGGACTCCATGAAGATAATTTAATCATTCTTGCTGCACGTCCAGCCATGGGTAAAACCGCATTAGCTCTAAATATTGCTAAAAATATAGCAACAAAAGAAAAAAAGCCTGCAATCATCTTTTCGCTTGAAATGGGAGCAGAAGATTTGATTGAACGCATGATTGCATCTGAAGGCAGTGTTCCAGCTTATCACTTAAAGACTGGTAATCTGAATGCAGATGAATGGAGACGAGTCATCCAAGCGCAAAAAAACCTCTATGATGCACCTATCTTTGTAGATGATACTGCTGGTATTCGCATTTCAGAGATACGGTCGAATGCAAGAAAACTTTCTCAAGAAATGGGAGGTCTTGGTGTAATCGTTATCGACTACTTGCAACTCATAACTGGTTCAAAAGGAGAGAATCGTCAACAGGTAGTATCCGAAATTTCAAGAGAATTGAAGATACTAGCAAAGGATTTAAAAGTACCAGTCATTGCTCTATCACAATTAAGCCGTGCAGTTGAGCAGAGACAGGATAAACGACCAATGCTTGCAGATTTGAGAGAGTCTGGCTCGATTGAGCAAGATGCCGATATTGTAGCTTTCTTATATCGTGAAGCCTATTACCAAAAAGAACAAGCAGACAGTCAAGAAGCAAATAACGTAACAGAACTGATCTTAGAAAAAAACCGTCACGGTAGCCTTGGTACAGTTAAATTGTATTTTCACAAAGAATACACAAAATTTTCAAATATAGAGGAGTAGTATATGGCACAACGAAGAATGTTTAGTAGAAAGATTACCGAAACCGACCGCTTTCTTGAAATGCCACTTTCATCACAAGCTCTCTACTTTCACCTAAATATGGGAGCAGATGACGAGGGTTTTATTGACAAAGCCAAGACGATTCAAAGAACCATCGGAGCAAGCGACGATGATATGAAATTACTAATTGCAAAAGGATTTCTTATCCCGTTCGATAGCGGAGTAGTTGTCATCAGACATTGGAGAATCCACAATTATATTAGATCAGATAGATTTCAATCAACATTGCATCAGGATGAAAAAACTCAACTAGAGTACGACCACTCAAAAGCAGCTATATTAAAACCTTTAAAAAATGTCATACCAAATGGATACCATTTGGATACACAGGATAGGGTAAGTAAGGTTAGCTTAGATAAGGTTAGCTTAACTACCTATACTGAAGAAGATGAAGTTATCCCCTACAAAGAAATTATTGAGTACCTCAACACCAAAACTGGAAAGAATTACAGAGACAACGTTCAAAAAAATAAGTCTTTAATTAAAGCCAGATGGTCAGAGGGATATAGACTCGATGATTTTAAACAAGTCATTGATAACACAGTCAAAGATTGGTCAGGCACAAAGTACGCAAAATATTTACGACCTGAAACTCTCTTTGGAACAAAATTTGACAGTTATTTAAATCAAGGAAAAGTGGTTAAAAGAGAAAAGAAAACAGACGAAAGGCTAGGTTTTTAAATGAAACATTTCAGAACTACAACCGTCCTTGATGATATATGTGAAATTCATGGATGTCATCTTTGGTCTACAAAAATACCAATTAAAGGTAAGGTTGAAGAAATCAGTCAATGCCCTGAATGTGAAAAAGAAAAGATTCGACTATTCGAAAAACAGTTGAATATGGAAGCTGAAGTCAAAAGTAAGTTATCAGATACTTACGATGTATTTGCTCGCGATAGCATCGTTTCAAGCAAGCTTGCCAGCAAGTCATTACATGATTATGAAATTCGTGTAGATATCGACGAAAAAGCAATTAATTTTGTAAAGCGTTTGGAAAGAGAATACGCAAAAGGAAGAACAGGGAATGCAATTATTACTGGCCCTTCAGGAGTTGGCAAGAGCCATCTTACTTATGGATTTGCTCGTTTTATCAATGAACAATTCAAGTCCTATGATGAACCAAAAAGCGTGCTCTTTGTGTCAGTTGTGGCCTTGTTTGACAAGATTCGTGAAAGTTTCGAGTTTGACAATGGCTATTCAGAAGCTAAGATGGTTAAGCTGCTATCAGAAGTAGATTTCCTATTTTTAGATGATCTTGGAAAAGAAAGTCGTAAAGCTGATACAAAGCGAAACGAATGGGCACATCAAATTTTATTCAAGATTTTGGATAATCGGACAAATACCATCATCAATACAAACTTATCGAGTGAAGAAATTAAAGAGCTTTACTCAGACGATTTTGGGAGTGGTGCTCTATCTAGTCGAATTTTTGAAGGAGCAACAGGAAAATGTTTTGTATATCCATCCAGTATGAAGGATAGGAGATACTGATGTTGACCTTATATTTTGTCTACAACGGACATTGCAGGCTACTTATTGGAGAGTACAACAATGTTGATGACCTTATTGAAGACATGAAAGACCATCAATGGGCACACTCTGGAATAACTAGACCACATTTCACAAAACACATAAAAAAGGACAGCGTCAGATTTGATTATGGCGCAAAAGATTGCTACTACCTAGCAGTCAAATAGGAGGTATGAATGATTAACAACGTAACACTTGTAGGACGATTAACACGAGATCCAGAGTTGAAATATACACCATCAAATATTGCAATTACAACTTTCAACCTAGCAGTCAACCGTAATTTCAAAGGAGCAAACGGAGAGCGAGAAGCGGACTTCATTAATTGTATGATTTGGAGAAAACAAGCTGAGTTGTTTGCTGAATGGTGCAAAAAAGGAAACCTTGTAGGAATTACAGGGCGCATCCAAACTCGTAGCTATGATAATCAACAAGGACAACGTGTCTATGTGACAGAAGTAGTTGCTGAGACTTTCCAGCCACTAGAAAAACGTGATAATTCTGCAAACCAATCAAACATCGAAGAGCAGATGCTAGCAAGTTTCGTAGCTACAAATCCTTTGGATATTTCAGATGATGACATGCCGTTCTAGGAGGTATTTGGATGAACCTTAAAGTAGGTGATTTTGTGAAAGTTTTAAAAAATGGAGAATTTTTTAAAATCGTACAAATTAAAAATATTTACAATGACTGTATCGAAACCAGTCACGGCTTATATAATCGGACGACGCTTGCAAGTCGTCTTGATAAGAAATGCGTAATCGTGGGTGTCGTAGAATGGACGGACAGATGAACACAATTAAACAACAAATGATTGAATCGC